AAGTTTTATTTTCTATGATGTTGATATTCGTATTATCGTAAAGAGATACACGAATAGTTAAAGGATCAAAAGATGGGTTTTGATTTGATCCTGCATTAGCATTTTTAATAGTCCAGCCGTATTGATACCCACGAACCTGAATACCAGTTCCAGATAGTGCTTGATTGACGGCTATGTTTTGGTGTAAAATTGAGCCGCCATAGCTAAAAAGTATAGCTCCGTCTGCTGACCTTTGAACTGGGCAAGGTCCTCCTGTTGTACCACCCCAAATCATTCCGTTATGCTGAGTTAAACATCCCTGCCAACTTGTTTGGTTGATTATGTTTGAGGATGTTTGTATATCCTGAGCGTTACAGAAGAAGGAGGAGAACAGCCAAGACGCCAAGCCCAGCAGAAACTTTTTGCCAGAAACTTGCATTTGAATTCTCGCTTAAAGATTTTGGTTTACGTTCTGGTGATGATTCCCACACTCTCTTTGCATCCTCACCAATTTTACCATCAACTGGGCATGGCGTTCCAGCATTCATCATTGCATCAAAAACTCTATCATCTTGACATAAAGTAGCTACAGCAGCAACTTTCATACCCATATCGTATAAGTTTTTGGCAAGTTTCAATCGTTCGCAATTTAAATCACGAACCATTGTTCCACCGGAAATACCCAAAATTTGTGTTTGAACGGCACCACCAACTCCCACGGTACATAAATCATTATTGAGTACATTAAAAGAGGGAGAGATAGCCGAAGCTGGAGGAGACCTAACAGTGGTATCATTCACACTATTAGAATTTGTAGTTACTGTGCTGGTACTTTTCGAATCAGTAACTATCACATCAGATTGAGCAAACGTTAATGAAGACATGACAAAAAGTACCAAGAAGGTTAACTTTTTGTACATTTTACATCCTTTTCTTGACTTTATAGACTTATATGATATAATATATTTATGAATATATAATGTTATAATTTCATTAAGGTGATAAAATGACTCCATCAATTATGTTATTCGATAATTTTTATGCAAATCCGACTGATGTTAGAAACTTTGCTCTCAGTATGGATTTTAATATTTCCGGTAATTTTCCTGGGTTTAGGACTAAACCTTTGGATGGTGAAAACAATAAAAACGCTAAACTATTAATGGAAAATATAATAAAAAAGAAAATAGTTTGGTGGCCAGAAGAGTATAATACTGCCTTTCAGTATACAACTGAAAATGATGAAACATGGATTCATTACGACCCTACTAATTGGGCAGCCGTTTTGTATCTAACTCCTGATGCACCACTTGATTCTGGAACAGCCATTTACATGCATAATGAAACTAAAATTTATATGTTGGACAGAAATGATCCAAAAACAGATTTAAATCAATATGGTAGAGATTTAACACAATGGACACCTATTGCTAAGGTTTCAAATATTTTTAATAGATTGGTTGTATATCGTGGCAATTATTATCACAGAAGTGTCAAACCAGGGTTTGGGCAAAACCAACATAATGGTAGACTTTTTCAAACTTTCTTTTTCAATACTGAGGATTAAAAAATGAATATTTTAGGAATTAAACTTGTGACTGGTGAAGAAATCGTTGCAGATGTAACTTTCACTGAAGATGGTAGATTCAAATTAACAAACAGTGTTCAACTCAGGCTTATGCCACCGCAAAGACCTGGAACTGAACCGTCGATGGGATTTGCACCGTTTCCTGCTCTAGCAAAACAAGGTAAAGATGTTACGACCGTTATTGAACCTTTACATATTGTGTATACTTATGAGCCAGAAGATGTTATAATTGACAATTATCGGGCAGCTTTTTCAGGCATCGTAACTCCAACCAAACAGATTATTACAGGATAATGACAAACTTTTACACAAATGTGCAAGCCGTTGGTAGCAACATACTTTTCAGAGGTGTTGTAAACGGCAAAAAAATCAAAAATAAGATCGCCTATCAACCAAGACTTTTCGAACTTGCAAAAAAGGTTACACCATATACCACTTTAAATGGTGAATATCTTCAAGAAATAAAATTCGATTCGATGAGAGAAGCCCGAGATTACCTTCGTCAATTTGAAGGTGTCTCTGGCAAAAAAATCTATGGCAATTCAAGATTCGAATATGCATTCATTGCTGACCAATATAAAGGTATGATCGAATGGGATTTAGATAAAATTTCAATCGCTATTCTAGATATTGAGGTCGGATCAGAGAATGGATTCCCAGATCCATATCAAGCAAATGAACCAGTTACAGCAATTTCTGTCAAGTATGTAAATGGCGATATTTACGTTTTTGGTTGTGGTGACTATAAAGTAAAGGGTGAAGAACGATACACTAAATGTGTAGATGAATATAATCTTCTAAAGTTCTTTTTGAAATTATGGGAGCAGAAATGCCCAGATATTCTAACAGGCTGGAATACTAAGTTTTTTGATATTCCATATCTTGTTAATCGCATGAGGAAAATTCTAGGTCCTGATGAAGCAAAAAAGCTTTCACCTTGGAATATGATTTCTGAACGGGAAGCATATGTCATGAATCGAAAAATGACTGTGTATGAATTGGTTGGTATTGGTGATTTTGATTATCTTGAACTATACAAGTGGTATTCACCCAGTGGTAAATCACAGGAATCATACCGTCTAGATAATATTGCAAACGTAGAAATTGGTGAAAAGAAGATTGATTATTCAGAATACGAATCATTACATCAACTTTATAGACTCGATTTTCAAAAGTTCATTGAATATAACATTAAAGACGTAGAGCTTATTCTAAAGCTGGATGATAAGTTAAAGTTGCTTGAACTCGGTATTACTCTTGCATATGACACAAAGTGCAACTACGATGATGTGTTTGCACAAACAAGAATGTGGGATGCACTGACGTATAATCACCTTCTTGAAAATAAAATTATAGTTCCGCCGAGGGTAATTAAAGAAAAAGATGCGGCATTTGAAGGTGCTTATGTAAAAGAACCTCAAGTCGGAATGCATGAATGGGTTGCATCATTCGACCTTAATAGTCTCTACCCTCACCTCATGATGCAATATAATATTTCGCCAGAGACTCTTATCGAACCAGAAAAATACACTCAAGAAATGAGAGATGTACTATCTCAGGGTGTTTCTGTCGATAAACTTTTGCATAAAAAAATCGATACAACAAGTATGGAAAATGTGACTTTGACTCCGAATGGGCAATTTTTTAGAACTGATTTTCAGGGCTTTCTACCAAAAATGATGGAAGAAATGTACGAAGACAGGAAAAAATTTAAGAAGTTAATGTTGACCGCCAAACAGGAGAAAGAAAAAGAAACAAATGAAAGCAAAAAATATGAGATTGAAAAGCGTATTGCTCGTTACAACAATCTACAACTTGCAAAAAAAGTTTCTCTAAACTCCGCTTACGGTGCTTTGGGAAGTCAGTATTTTCGTTTCTATGATTTGCGCATGGCTCTTGGTGTTACAACTGCTGGGCAATTAAGTATTCGTTGGATCGAAAAGAAGATGAATGAATATATGAACAATCTGTTGAAGACGGATAAAGATTTCATAATTGCTTCCGATACTGATTCGATTTATTTGAGATTGTCAGAAGTTGTGTATAAAGTTTATGGTGCTGAAAACAAGATTGAATTACCCAAAAGCAAAGTCATAGAGTTTATGGATCGCGTGTGTGAACAAAAGATTCAACCTTTTATTGATAAATCATATGAAGAATTGGCACATTACGTTCATGCATATGCACAAAAAATGCAAATGAAGCGTGAAGCTTTGGCTGACAAAGGTATCTGGACGGCAAAGAAACGTTACATTATGCATGTATACAATAATGAGGGTGTTCAGTATTCTGAGCCTGACATGAAAGTGATGGGTCTAGAAATGATTAAATCTTCCACGCCCGCGCCTGTGCGCGGTAAAATGAAAGAAGCTTTACAGATAATGATGAAAGGCAAAGAAAGTGATATTCACCTTTTCATCGAGAACTTTAGGAAATATTTTAAAACATTGCCACCAGAAGATATTTCATTTCCCAGGGGTATAAATGGTTTGAAGGAGTACCATAACAAAACCACAATTTATTCAAAAGGCACACCAATTCATGTTAAAGGTGCATTGCTATATAATAAGTATCTCGAAGAAAAATCACTCACAAAAAAATATCCATTCATACAAGAGGGTGAAAAAATAAAGTTTGCTTATTTGAAGCAGCCAAATCCAATTAAAGATACTGTAATCTCTTTTCCAAATATTTTACCACCCGAATTCGATCTTCAAAGTTTCATTGATTATGATATGCAATTTGAAAAAACATTTTTAGATCCAATTAAAGTTGTGTTAGAATGTATGGGTTGGTCTACACACA